GCCGTCATAGTGGGGCCGGCATGGTAGGAAAACCCAGCATTCTACAGCGCGCCGTTAACGCGGTATGGAACGTAACGCACAGTTCGCAGGCCGACGACAATATCCGCGCGGTCGACGACCTGGACCCGTTCGCCTATGCAGGCCAGACCGGCTTTTCTCCGTGGCAGTCCTCGATATACGACGGCGGGAAGTTCGCCGGCGGCTTCGGCCCTACCCAGATCCAACATATTGATTACTGGACGCTACGACAGCGCTCCGCCCAGCTCTTTAACGAAAACCTCTACGCCCGTGGCCTTATCCGCCGGCTCGTCACGAACGAGATTAACACCGGATTAACGCCCGAAGCCGCGCCCGACGAGGAAATTATCGGGCTCGGGGAGGACGAGCTTAACGACTGGTCGGAAACCGTCGAAAACCGGTTTGGGATATGGGGGAAGACGCCGGAGCTATGCGACTGGAAGCATAAGTCGACCTTCGGCGCTATCCAGCGTATCGCCCGTACCGAGGCGCTCGTCGAGGGCGACGTCCTGGTCGTAATGCGACAGTCGCAGCGTACGCGCCTCCCCATGATCCAGCTCGTTAGCGGCGGCAAGGTACAGACCCCGTTAGGCGACCAGGTAAACATACGCCAGGGCCACGTTATCCGGCACGGCGTCGAGTTCGATACCCAGGGCCGGGTAGCCGCCCACTGGATCCGCCGGGACGACGGCAGCGCGAAGCGTATCCCGGCCTACGGCGAGAAGTCGGGCCGGCGTATTTCGTGGCTCGTCTACGGTACCGACCGGCGCCTCGACGACGTACGAGGCCAGCCGCTCTTAGCTATCGTTATGCAGTCGCTTAAAGAAATCGACCGGTACCGCGATAGCGCCCAGCGCAAGGCCGTTGTTAACTCGATCCTGGCTATGTTTATCGAAAAGACCGAGGACAAGCCCGGGACGCTTCCCGTACAAGCGGGGGCGGTACGTCGCGATAAGGCCACGGTCGCCGACCAGGACGGTAAGAAACGGAGCTTTAACATAGCGAACCAGATCCCCGGCGTCGTTATGGAAGAGCTACAGCACGGCGAGAAGCCCCAGGGCTTCCATAGCCAGGGGACCGACGTAAACTTCGGCACGTTTGAAGAGGCCATTATCCAGGCCGTCGCGTGGGCGAACGAGGTCCCGCCGGAAATCCTCCGGTTAGCGTTCTCGAACAATTACTCCGCCAGCCAGGCCGCAATTAACGAGTTTAAAATTTACCTCAATCGCGTATGGTCCGACTGGGGCGAGACATTCTGTACCCCTATTTACATCGACTGGCTGTTAAGCGAGGCGCTTCTCCAAAAGATCCAGGCGCCCGGGATGCTGGAAGCATGGCGCAACCCGCAACGCTGGGACCAGTTCGGCGCGTGGGTTTGTGTAGACTGGTACGGCTCGATCAAGCCGTCTACCGATATGCTCAAACAGGCGAAAGGCTCTAAGCTACTCGTAGACGAGGGATGGTCGACGAACGCGCGCGAGGCCCGCATTACGACCGGTACCAAGTTCTCGAAGAACATTAAACGGCTTAAGCGCGAGAACGAGCTTAAAGTCGAAGCGGCTCGACCCCTGGCGGAGTTTAAACAGGAGTTCGGCGAACAGAACGCGGACGGCGCTATTAGCGCGCTCGAAGAGGCAAGCGAGGCCGTCGTCCAGCTCGTAGAAGAGGGCGCGAACAATGTCTAACGTCGACCTACAGAATTTATACGACCGGGTTCCGCTCGATATTTTCGCGTACTTCACCATTCGCGGCGTTGAGTTTGAGTTCGAGTGGTACGAGGCGAGCGTCGCGGCCAACACTGGTAAAGTCTGGCTCCGGTTCACCGCCCCCGCCGATAAGTATTCGGTCATAAATTTCCGGGAAGTCCGGCACGACCAGACCCGGGGGTTTTACCGCCTGTATGCCGAAGGCGATTTCTCCGGCGGCACGGTAGACCGCACCCTCGATATGGTAAAAATGCGGCCCGACTCGCCGGTCGACACCGGTACGACGCTCGAAGTATTAACCGGCGTAACAGCGGACCCGGCCGACGCGTTCGCGTCTATCCCGCTATGGGGCGTCGAGGGCGTAGGCAACCGGCCCCAGGGCGGGGGCTTGGCAGGCTCGACAGCGGTCCGGGTAATACCGCCCGGCTCGGTAATTCTGCTAGAGTTCGAGAATAACTCGACTAACGCCGCGGCGTGGTACGCATACTTTAAACAATGGGAGATAGCCCCGAAGGCGCTCCCGGAAGCAGGGGAACTATAACCATGTGGCTATTAGAGGCAGCCGTCCGGCAGGCTATCGAGCAGGCACAAAAAGCCGGCGTCGTTCCGACGATTGAGCAGCAACAGCAGTTCGAGGCGAGCCGATACGCGGCCGAAGAGTCGGGCGTCTCCCGGGTTATGACCCTGGCGGGCAACAGCGCCGAGATTTCGATTAGCGGCGTTATCACGAAGCGCCCCTCGTTCATGGCTATGCTCTTCGGCGGCGGTAACGTAACGTACCCCGAGATTATCTCGGCGCTCGCCGAAGCGGACAACGACCCGAACGTCCAGGACATTACGCTCGCGATTGATTCGCCGGGCGGGCACTTCGACGGGCTCTTCGATACGCTGGCGGCTATCCAGGCCACGAAGAAACCAGTACGGGCCGTCGTGTCCGGCCTGGGCGCTTCCGCCGCGTACGCTATCGCCAGCCAGGCCGACGAGATTGTCGCCGCGAACCGGGCCGTACGGGTCGGTAGCGTCGGCGTCGTGGCTACGTTTATGAACGATCCGACCGAAATCAGTATCGCCAGCACCAACGCGCCGAAGAAACGCCCGGACGTAACGACGGAGGAAGGGCAGGCCATGGTCCGCGAAGAGCTGGACGCTATGCACGAAATTTTCGTCGACGCAATCGCCGAGGGGCGGGGCGCGACAATGGAGAAAGTAAACGCCGAGTTCGGACAAGGGGCAACCCTACTTGCGGGCGAGGCGTTAAAGCGTGGTATGATTGACTCGATAGCAGAAACTCGGCTTAAAGCAGTCGATAATACCAATTCAACGACCGCCCGCAGCGGCGGGGATAAACCGGAGGCCGTAAATATGGACCTTAAAACTTTGATGGCCCAGCATCCCGACGTTTACGCGGCGGCGGTAGCTGATGGCGTAAGCCAGGAGCGGGACCGCGTAAGCGCCCACCTGATTATGGGCGAGAAGTCGGGCGCCATGGAGACCGCTAGCGCGGCAATTAAGGACGGTTCAGCTATGACCGCGACACTGCAGGCGACGTACCTTACGTCGGGCATGAATCGCAGCGACGTAGCTACCCGCCAGGGCGAAGACGCCGCCGCAAGCGCAGCCGACCAGGCTACCGCAAGCGCCGACGGCGACGACGCCGCCGATAACGTAGCCAGCCTGGTAGAAGCCCGGCTCGGCGTGAGCGCGGAGGCTTAAAGCCATGAGCATGACAGTAACTAACGTGGATATTGGTAACGTAATCCTCCAGGACGCACAGTTCCGCGACGATTCGCTTACCTTTGGCGGCGCCGGTACCGTAGTCGAGGGGACCATCCTCGCGCGTGATTCGGTTTCTGGCGCCCTGGTACCGTTCGTTAAGGGCGGGACCACCAACGAGAACGGGGTCCCGAAAGCGGTCGTTACGTACGACGTAACCGCCACTGGCGCGGGCGACGTTCCGGTCCGGGTAGGCGTGGCAGGCTCTTACCGTAAAGAGCGCCTCGTAATTGACGCCGACGGGGACGATAGCAATATCGACGCCGCCGTAATTGACCAGCTCCGCGACTATGGGCTCGTTCCCATTGACGTAAAAGAGCTGGGAATTCTCGATAACCAGTAAGGAGCGCTTACCATGAGCGGAGCAACTACCAAGCGCATGATTCGCGCTTATCAGCAAATGGCACAGCCTATGCTGTTTCTCTCGGGCCTGTTTCAGAGCCCGCCCGAGAACTTCCATACCTCGGAAGAGGTAGAAATTGATATCGTTCGCAGTGACGAGGATATTTCTATCGTTATCGAGGATCTCTCGACCGGCTATCGGATGAACTCCGAAGACCTCTACACGAATAAGGGCTTTAAGCCGCCTATTCATAAGGAGGCGATCCCGATTAACTCGTTTGATTTGCTTAAGCGTATGCCTGGGCAAAACCCGTTCGAGTCTCCGGATTTCCGCGCTAACGTAATCCTTCGCATGTTTAACGGCATGACGAAAATCGAGCGTAAGATCCGTCGCGCTATCGAGGTTCAGGCCTCGCAGGTTCTACAGACCGGCGTAGTAACGCTAACCGATATCAACGGCGACGCGCTTTACACCCTGGACTATAAACCGAAGGCGACGCACTTCCCGACCGCGGGCACTACCTGGGGACAGGCGGGCGACGACCCGGTCGGCGATATTAATTCGCTGGCGGAAGTTATCCGCGGCGACGGCCTGGCCGACCCGGACCAGTTGCTTATGGGCGTGGATGCGTTCGAGGCGTTTATTAAGAACTCCGACGTACAAAAGCGCTTCGATACCCGTCGCTACGACCTGGGCACTATCGCGCCTATGGAAATGCGCGGTAACGGGGGCAGCTACCGCGGTACCGTGGAAATCGGTAACTACCGGTACGACGTCTGGACCTACGGCGGCCGCTACAAGGATCCGCAGACCGGCGTATCTACTCCGTACCTGGATCCGGGTAAAGTTGTCGTACGCGCCAGCTCCGGCCGTATGGACGCCACGTTCGGCGCTATCCCGAATATCGGGTCGCTGATGGGCACCACTGCTAACCAGTTGCTCCCCGAGCTTCCGGGCCGTTTGAGTAACGCGGCTGGCGGTATGGACCTGTTCACGAACGCATGGACCAGCCAGGACGGCGAACAGTTGTTCGGCGGCGTAGGCGCTCGCCCGCTTATGATCCCGACAGCTATCGACACGTTCGGTTGTCTCGATACCGGCCTGTAATCGGTCGGCAATAGCGAAAGAGAAACCCGGGGGCGCTACGCCCCGGGGTTTTTTCTAAGGTAAAAGAGGGCTACGTTATGCCGAGTAACAAACAGTACAAGGAACAGGCCGAGCAACTAGCGGCCGAGCTGGAAGTCGAGATTACGACCGACGGCCTTAATAACGAACAGTTGGGCGACCTCGTATCGGACCTGAAAGCGAAGGCCCGCGACGCCGAACTCGATACCCAGGCCGACGACGCGCCGGAAGAGACCCAGGAGCCAGCAGGCAAGCGCCCGCCGCACTCTGTGGCTTCGGGTAAGTCTATCACCAGCCGCCGCGGTATCCTGGCGCCTGGCGACGAAATCAAGGCCGAAGACCTCTCAGGCGGTAAGGAATCGCTCGACAAGTTCGTTAAGTCCGGCCACGTAGTAAAGGCGTAAACCTATGGGCCTCCGTGAACAGGCAGAGAAAGACCTCGGCGCTATCCTGGAAGACGGCGCGACCGGTTTCGGCTGGCCCGTAACTATTACCGACCCGGCGGGAACCGTCGGGACGCTTACCGGTTTCTCCGATGATATCGCGCAGATTATCGACCCCGATACGGGGCAAGCGGTAAGCGGGCGCCTGGCCTCCGTGGCCTTGCGTATGTCTTCGCTCGTACTGGAAGGCCTGGGGCTCCCGAAAGGGATAGCCGACACGGGCTCGAAACCCTGGGTTATCCAGTTTAACGACATAGGCGGGACGCCCTACAAGTTCAAAGTATCCCAGTCGAACCCGGACCGCGCGCTCGGGCTCGTCGTTTGTTTGTTGGAGCTATACGAATGATAGCCGAGCTTATCGACAAACAGGACAATAGCGAAATCGTACGCGACCAGATAGCCGCTATCCTGGCGACCGAGGTCGCGAGCCAGCAAGCATTAGCGACCGCCGACGGGAAGAACCCGGCCGACTATAAGCTCCGGATCTATACCGAGCGCTCGAACCCCTGGGAGACCTTTCTTAACGACCAGACGGACCGGAGCCCGGTCGTAAACGTGTGGTTCGATAGCTCGAACTTCGACAAGGGCGGGAGCAACATTGTAAAGCGCCAGAAAACCGAGGCCACGTTTAATATCGACTGTATCGGCTTCGGTATGTCGGAGGACGTCCCAGGCGGGGGCCATAAGGCAGGCGACAAGGAAGCGGCGCTCGAAGTACAGCGCGCGTTAAGGCTCGTCCGTAATATCTTAATGGCCGCCGAATACACGTATCTCGGTATGCAGGGCGTCGTGTGGCAGCGCTGGCCGCAGTCTATAACGTCGTTCCAGCCGCAGATAGACGGGCGCCAGATACAGCAAATAGTAGGCGCCCGACTCGCTTTTAATGTAGTATTTAACGAGTTCTCGCCACAAGTTCCCGCGGTTACGCTCGAACTTGTCTCGGCGGAGGTAAGTAGGTCGGAGGACGGCGAGGTCGTCGTTAATGCCGACTACGATTATACAACGCCATAGAGGGGAAAATTACCATGGCTATTAGTTCAGCGGTCGACGTCTCCGCAGTGGCGCGAGTCGTAGGCATTAAGACGCAGTTTAAAGACCTTCGCGGGGGCGGTATTCTGTTTCTCCCCCAGCGTATCGCCGTCGTCGGGCAAGGCAACACCGCCGCCGTATACGACACCACGAAACGCCAGGTAACGAGCGCGGCCCAGGCCGCCGAGCTTTACGGTTTTGGCTCCCCTATCCACCTGGCACTACGCCAGCTCTTCCCGGTTAACGGCGACGGCGTCGGCACTATCCCGGTAACAGTTTACCCCCTGGAAGACGACGGGAGCGGCGTCGCGGCCTCCGGCGATATTACGCCGACCGCCGACCAGACCGAAGCCGCCGCGTATACGGTACGGGTCAATAACATCGACTCCGAGCCGTTCGTTATCGACGTAGACGACACGGTCTCGGACATTATCACGAAGGCAACAGCCGCTATTAACGCCGTTCTCGAAATGCCGGTTATCGCTACCGACGCCAGCCCCGGCACTTCTACCGAAGTCGGTATCGCCGCAAAATGGGCCGGCGAGTCTGGTAACGATATCGTTATCGAGGTTATCGGCCCGAATAGCGGCGGCGCGAGCTTCGCCATTACGCAGCCTACCGGCGGCCTGGTAAACCCGGACGTACAGCTTC